TCTATTGTCCAATTAGCAATCAAACCTTCTGATGATGTTAAAACACCCTCAATTATTGCACCTTCAGCAATAAGTGTACCCGATGAAGATACGGCAAAGTTAGTTCCAAATCGTATATAATAATTTGAACCTGGAGTAAAGTCCATATAATAACCAGTTAGGTCAGCATTATCATCCGTCTTATAAATTCTTGAACTATCAGCATCCATAGTAATATTAGAACCAACGATATCCCCACCTGATATTGTCCAATCACCAATGTTACCAGCAGTTGCAGTAATTGTACCACTCATGGTTACATCACCCTCTGGTGTTAAGTGGAAATTACTTGAACTAATTTCTATATTACTATTACTACCACTAACAAATTGTGATGTACTACCTAAAAAGAACTCATCCGTTTGAACTTTAAATGTACTTGGATTAGTTTTAAATTGTAAATATCTATCTGTTGCACCATGAGCATCTACTATCTCTAATCCAACACCATCATAATCTTCACTTGAAGATAATCGTCCACCGACTGAACCACTCCATATCATAAATCCACCACTACTACTTGCTATAGTTTTATCAAATCCCTCATAAGTAAGAGACCTTATATAAGCAGATGATGCTCCTGCCATCTCAAAACCACTACCTTGTGCATTTCCTATAAACAAAGAACCACTAAGTAAGTTATCCTCACCATCTATATTTTGTGGTGCCCCTACAAAATCTATATTCTCTTTAACAGAAATTGTTTCTGCAATATTATTATTTAAATCATAAAACTCCACCAAGAAATCATATTGATCTGGTTTCTTAGGTAGCGGATGTGTCATAGGAACAATAGTTCTAAAATAAGAAGGATTGAAATTTGTTTCACTGTGTGGTCGTAATAAAATATCTTGAATTATCCAACGACCTGAAGTTGCTTTGAATTTTAGATGTGTAGATGGTGTACCAGTTATGGCAGATGTAAATGTATTGTGAACCCCAAGAACTTGGCCTTCAGTTGTATTATCATTAACAACTACTTTACCCAATTTATGATTTTCTTCAGAACCACCCGTCATGGCAGAACCACTTAGAAATACTTCTAATTCTGCTTGTTTAGTACTAACTCCATCTTTATCTGATTTATCTTCTTTATAATAATAGGCATTAAACTCAAGAGTATATGGTACTCCTGTTTGTAAATCATAACTATGTGAAGTATTGAATTCTACCGTATTTACAGTTGAATGTTCTGGTGTAAATCCCGCATTAGAACCACTAATTAAAACACCATCAATAAACTTACTATTGTTTTGAGTAGCCGTACCATTTACTACATCCCAATAATCATCAACTATTGATTGTGTATAAAAATAACCTGTATTCTTAAATCCTGTTTCACTATAACTATCTATTAATACTTGTGGTGCTTCTATTGAAGCATCATATACAGGTTCAAAATCTCCAAGAGTTCCTTTACTTCTTGCATAAATTTTTGCTTTATAAACATCTCCACTAAATGTATGTAAATTACCAACAATAATATCCGCATATGAACGATAGTGTGTTGTACTAATAATTTGTGGCGGTGTTGGTGTAACCGACATCGTAACATTATTATTAGCCTCGTCTATTTGAACTGGTACTTTTTCGCCTGTAGATTTTTTTGTAATTACAAAATCATCAAGTGGTACAAGAGTTTTCTCATTATTGACTTTTTTAATTGATGATTTATATTGAGTTGGAATTGTATATTCATCTGGTGGATATAATGTAGAATCCACACTTGGGTTGTTAATTGTTATTTCACCACCAACAAATGCACTCGTTACAGCATCACTTGTGGTATTCTCAGGTGAAGTTTCCATAGAACCAACAGTAATAGTAAACCTATCTATTTCAGGAGATTCTCTTCTCATTACTCTACCACGAGATGAGTAGTTACTATGTCTCAATGGATCAATTTTGGAACTTCTTCTATTTTTAAATATTTCTAATTCATTTCCAATTTCATCACGAGCACCATCATTCATTCCTTTACTAAATCCATCTATTGGATCTGGTTCAGGGTCTTTTGGTTTTAAATCTGGAATTGGGTCTACACTTACACTACCAGTAATTTCATATGAACTTGAAACGCTTGTTTCTACAACATATCCCTTTAAAATTTCAGTAACGGTAACTCGTGGTTGTTGATAAAAATATATTGGTTCGGAATTTGGAATTACCGTATTTATAAAAATAGGTCGTATATATCTTACATTATATATATTTTGAAAATCATGTGGTACATCATTTCCACCAAGATTATTAAGAATTTCAGAGTCTAAAAATTTATCTGTTACTTCTAAATTTTGTCGTTGTTGGCCAGAAACACTTCTAAAGTTATCTTTTAACTCACCTACAATATAAAGAAAAGCATCACCAGGAGCAGTATCATCATATACTTCAATTGATACTCTACGAGCATTTCCTTCAATATAATTTGATACTGGTTCAGTATAAACCGTTTGGCCAGCAGAGTCTAATATTTCTACTTTTAGTTCTACAAAATTTTTAAGAAATGGCGAACCAGCTAATAGGAATGAAGACCTACCTTGCGGTATATTGGAAGGAACATCATAGATATTAAAATATTGTGAAGACAATCCACTTTCTTCAACTAATACATCTATATCTTTCAATCCTTGATATTTATTGGTTCTTTTTAATATTGCCATGTTGGAAAAACTCCGTTTGGGTTACATTAATAAATATCAAAACTTTAAAATTTAATACTTATTAATATATATGAAGTGTGTATAAAGGAAGTATAAATGAAAAATAAACAAAGATATAATTTTACATTAGATACAGATTTAATGGATTGGTTCAGATATTGGTGTAAACAAAACCGAGTATCTGCATCTTCGGTTTTAAATCAACAGATTTTTAAGATGTATAACGATTCAAGTAGTACTCAGAATCGTCCTAAGATGCCATCAGTCTCTACTAAATCGAACTGAGCTCAAACTATTAACTTTTTTGATCTCTAATAAAGTATCTACAAAATCTCTCATAGTTTCTATATGAGAAACTACCATTGTAAATTGGAATTGGGATTTCAAGTATTGGAATAATTGAGAAACTGAATTTAAGTTTTCACTATCCATTGTTCCCCATCCCTCATCGATAGCCAAGAAGTTACTTCGTGGTAAATTACTAACATTCATTAAACCAACTCTTATTGCAAGAGAACTAATGAATCGTTCCATACCACTTGATAATTCTAATGGCCATACTCTATCATCATCATATACGATATGAGTATCAATAACTTTTCCATCCATATTAAACACAATACTAAAGTCAACTATTTGAGCCAAGATATCATTTACTGCTCCCTCAATTGTAGGTAATGATTTACTAATCAAATCATAAGGTACACCATCTCGTTTTATTGCCTCAAGTAAGTATTGATATGCCTGATGTGAATCTTCAAGTTCTTCTACTTTATTGATGTTATCATTGATTTGTTTTTCATTGGTTCTCAGTACTTGTATATCACCATGTAATGTAGTTAATTTTTTACTTACCATATCTAATTGATAATCCAAATCATCATCATTACTTTGTAACTTTTCTATTTCTATTTCTACTTGTGAATTAAACATTACATCTTGTTCTTGTGATTGTGCTTTTGATATATCACTTGTGATTAAATTTAACTGATTCTGTATATTAGATTTCTTTTCTTTCATCAATTTGATATCTGAATTAACTCGTGATTCATACATTTCTTTTTGATTATATTGTTCTGTTAATTCATCTAAATCTTTTTTAAATGCACGAATTTTAAATCTCTTTTGAATTTCATCTTCCATATGTTGTTTTTTATTTACATACTCTTGTGCAATCTTTTGGTCTTTACTAAGGTTCTTACGAGTTTCAATAGCATCCAGTGTAAATGGATTACTCATACAATGTTCACAATCTTCATCGTGAGTTACATTATGAAGTTTTTCAATCTTATCCAATTTAACTCTAACATCGGATTTAAGTTTATCAATCTCAATTTGAAACAAATCTCTTTCTTCTTCAAGTTTTTCTAATTCAAAGTATTTATCTTGAACCCCATCTTGTTTATAACTTGACATCTTCGTAATGATATTTTCAATTGCTCTCTGTAAATCATATTCTTCTACTTGTAACTCATCAAGTTTTAAATCTACATTACCAAACATACCTCTAAGTTTTGTTTCTTCAGTTTTTAAATCATCAATATCTCGTAAACTATCATCAACTGGTTTTAATCTTTTAGTCTCTTCTTTTATTTCTGATATTATTTCTTTAATTGATTTTTTTAAAACTCGTTCATCTTTTTTGAAATCTTTTTGTTTTGATGTTAACAAAATCAAATCATTTGTTATTGATGCTAACTCACTATCATAATCTGATTTCTTAAAGTCTTTTAAAAGTGTATTCACTTCTTTAATATCTTCGGATGCTTGTGTGTATAATCTATCAAATATATTCAATCCCATAAATTGAGATAATAACTCTTTTCGTTCTTTTTGTGTTTTATCAATAAATACAGTTGAGTTATTTTGTGAACTCATAGATGTTAAAATAAAATCTTCATAACTACCAATAACTCGTTTGATGTTATTTTGTGTAGTTCTTCGTTGGTCTCCATTTAAACTAATCTTATCACCAGTTTCATCAATCATCCAAAATTCTATATCTACCTTTACATGACCTGTTCGTAAATTCTTTTTACCTGTTTTTTCAATAAAGTAATCTGTACCATCTATCTCAAAATTAACTCTACAATGTAAATTAGATTTTGAATTATTAATAATTTTATCTGCCTTATATGCTCGAGAACTCATATCAAATAAGTTAAAACATAGAGCATCTAATAGTCCTGATTTACCTGCAGCATTAGGTGCAAATAATCCAACTACACCATTTAGTTTTGTAAAATCTACTACATTATCTTCACCATAACTAAACAGATTACTAAATTCAAATTTCTTTAATTTCCAATGTACATTTCGTTGAACATCTGATTCTGGTATAACTGCATTTAAATCAGTAAGTACTTTTTTTATCTTTATCATGGTGTCATCATCAACCATATAATTGTTACTTAAATACTCACTAATTAATTTATATTGATAACCTACACTATTAATATCCCCAAGATTAATTTTCTTATCACGAATCGTTTCTGTACTCAAACCATCTACTCTCGTAACAACTGATTCTTGAATATTAGTCATTTTATGTAGTTTAGCTAACAATCGTTTTAACTGAGCGGGTTTGGTATTACTTACTCTAATACGAACTCGTGGTTTATTAGGTAGATTTGGAAGTTCTGGTAATTTACCATTATCTATATCAACTGTATAATAACCAAAATCATTATGTATTTCTATGTATTCTGATTTTCTATTTGGTACATCCCATAGTAAATAACCTTTACCAATATCTTCACCATGATTCTGTTGAACTAATGAACCACAATAAGATATAGTTTCTTCTTTATTCAAATGTTGTCTTTTGTGTATATCACCAAGTAATCCTAAATCATATCCTTTGAACATTGACATCTTTACTTTACTTGGTAACTTAAATCCTAAATCAGTTTCACTTCTATCTACCGTACCATGAAACAATACAACTTTAGTTCTATCGCCTGGAACATCTTTTGCTTTAATATAATCTTTTTCACTATCCCACACATCCCATACTATAAAATCTGTATCCGCACAGGTATAAATCCCTGTTCGTTTTAGATAGTGTAAGTTTGGATGATTTAAGTTTTCTACGATAGGTGTTAAACAATCCATTCTATTTAGATTATTTAGATTACAATCGTGATTTCCTGCAATAATAATTGTAGGAACTATATCTGCTAAATTTTTGAATAATCGAGATAATTGGTCAATTAACTCTGGTGACATCTCACACTTAGAATGAGCTATATCACCACCAATATATGCTACGGCATTATCTGGATTCTTTTTTACTTCTTCATATAATCCATTGAATACTTCTTCATATTCTCTATGTCGTTTCAGATTACGAATTTGTATATCTGATATGTGGTGTATGTGTTTAAGTTTCCGAAACGGAACTTTTATTTTATTTTCCATAAATTTTCATTCTCATTAGTTCTTTAAAGTTTACTTCGGTTGAAGTATTTAGTTTGTCAATCATTTTTATATATCCCAATTCACTTGGGTCGGTTTCCGTAAGTTTGACAAAGTTTACGGAAATTCCAGAGTTAAAGAATTTTTTTATCATTTTTAAAGAGTCTTTAAATGCGTCTTCATCCAAAGAAATTATTATATGTTTAACCCGATTTTTTATTATCTTTTCATAAAGTTTAGGTAATATGGTTTTACCGAATAATGGTATAGAGTTATTTTTAATAGCAATGGCATCAAACACTCCCTCACAAAGAACAATCGGTTGACTCCAATCTATATACAAGTCGAATCCGATAATATCTTTAGGTATAGGGGGATTTTTGTATTTCATTCCACCCTTATAAAAATCTCTCCCTACGAAATAATTCAATACTCCATCACTATCATAACTCGGTATAATAATTCTATTTTGATACACTCCACTTAAACAATAATGTAAATTGTATCGTAGTATATCTTCATCGGTTAAACCTCGTTCATATATAAATTTAAGTGCATGTAACTTCTGTAATGAATCTCCACCATTCCATAATGGTTTAGCTTCCTTCGGAAGATTTAATACAATATCTTTCACATCTTTCTTATCTGAAGTATAGTAAGTAGAACCGACAGCATCACTCAACTCTTTGAATAGACTTCTGTTTGCATTTACTTGTTTTAATAATTGGAACAGATTATGTCCACCTTGATTACTTACCCAACAATGCCACTTACCAGTCTCTATATTGACTTGTAATTTTGGTTTGTGATGTGAGACAAATGGACTCCACCACATATACTCATTTGTCTTCTTTAATTTATTACCCTTTGATTTAAGGGCTTTATCTAATATGTTTATAACTAACTGACTCATTTAATCAACTTGATAAATTCCTTTAATTCTACAGCTGCATAAGTTTTACTTCTATTTCTTTTAAATACCAATACGGGAGTAGATTCTTTAGAATTACCTTCCGCCTGTTCTAATGATGACCATATATTCAACTTTTCTTGATTTTTACATTCTATTGAATATGGTATAAGTTTACGAGCGGCAGGGGATAAAACTATGTCCTCTCCACTCATTCCCATAATTTGCGAACGAATATCATCTGGTTCTAAATCTTCCTTGAATGTTTCGAGTAGAATATCTCTGACTGTATTTTGAAGGCGTTTGCCTTTATTTTTCGCTGAACGAGTCTTCATAACTATATATATAAATATAACCTAAAATCCCCAAATTAGAATTTATTTTTCCATCTTTTACTATACTCACTTTTTGCCCATTTTTCGGCTTCTATCTCATATTTGTTATCTCTATATTGGTGTTTACCATTTCCAATCTGATAATTCATTTCCCACTCGTAATCTAATTTATAGTTTTTTTTACCCTTCTTTTTAGCATCCATAGCGTGTTTGATTTCGTGTAGAACTGATATCATGAAGTCTGATACTTTTGTATAACTTGTTCTGATTTGTATAGTGTTTTTATCAACATTATAATCACCTTTAAGAGTATCATCTTTATATCGTGTTGTGTTAATTTTTATTCCTGGCGGAACTTTTGATTTATAATATTTTATGATTTCACTTGCTATAAAAGTAAAATCTTCTCTTTCTTGTAACAAATAAACTTCTTTTAATGTAATCATTACAAGTCCTTTTTAATTATTCCTTGAAATAGAGCTTTAGCAACTTTCTTACCATAACGAAGGCCTCCACTTGTAGCTACATATTTAATTGAATCATTTAAAATAAATGTCATCAATTTAGTTTCTACATCATATGTCCAATTTAATTCCATTTGTTATCTCCCATATCGTGGCATTTGATTTGTAGGTTGTTTTGCTTTCCACTTCTTATGTTGTTTTGCAGTTCTACCTTCGGTTTTCCATTTTTCATTTAACTTCTGTCGTTTAGCTTTTCTATCTTTTGCTTTTCTGTTTGGCATTTATTTACCTCCTGTACATCTCATTACACCCTTTTTAGACTTTTCGTGTTTAAACCAAAAGTCTACTACTTTACCAAAGGAAGCTAAAAAACCACCTACAATAATATTAAGTAAGTCTCTAAACTGTGGGTCTAAAGTAGAATGGAATAACAACCAAATTATCCATATAAACATTCCAAACATTGCAATACTAATACTATATTGCATCCAATCTGGTAGTCCATCACCACCATGTAATTCATCGTAATCTGTTATAGCCATTAGTGTTTCTTCTTATGTTTCTTTTTACCGCCACCAAAAGCTTTTGAAATTGACTTAGTGGCTTTCTTAGTACCTTTCTTTGCTTTATTAGCTGCATCATCTGCTGCTTTCTTTGCTGCTTTTGAGGCCTCATCGGATTTCTTTTTCGCCACTGCCGCCTGTTGTTCTGCAATTCTTTTAGCATCTGCCGCTTCTTGAGCAACTCGTTTTGCTTCTTCTTCGGCTTGTTGTTTTGCTTCTTCAGCCTGTTTCTTAACTTCTTCGGCTTGTCGTTCTGCTTCTGCTTTAGCTTCATCTGCAATTCTTTTTGCCTCAGCTGCTTGTTGGTCTGCAATTCTCTTTGCATCAGCCACATCTTGAGCAACTCGTTTTGCTTCTTCTTCAGCTGCTACTCGTGCCGCTTCAGCTTCTTTCTGAACTTCTTTAGTATCTATTTGTACATCCACATCAACTTCAATTCCTACTAACGCTGCTACATCTCCACTAACACCTACATCAACTACACCATCTTCCATAGTTGCGTGTCCTTCTCCACCAATTCCAACTTGTTCACCAACACTAACTCCACCACCAACTGTTCCAGTTGCGGCTCCTACGGTTGCACTTCCTTCACCTTCAACACCGACACTTGAACCAATGGATGCTTCTCCACCAGCTTCTACTCCATGTTCTCCAACACTTACATCTGCTTCTGCTGTTGCGTGTGTTTCAACATATGCATCACCTGAAACTTCAACTCCAGCCCCATCAGTACTTGCTCCTGCTTCAACACCTACTTGAGCTTTTTCCTCAATTGATGCTCCAACACTTGCACTCACATCTTCACCATCAAATCCTGCATCTGCATGAACTTCTGCTTCAACACTTACTTCGGCTGATACTCCAGCATGAGCTTCTCCCAAGTCTGATTCTGTTGATACTCCAGCATGAGCTTCTGCAGATTCTTCATAATGAGCTTCTGCTGATACTCCATCATCACTTACCTCTACACTTGCTCCTGTATCTACTTCTACACTTGCACCAACTTCATCATCACCTACTGATACTGATTCACTTGTTTCTACTTGATTTTCGTCAGCCATATTCTTTCTCCTACAAGTGGTTTATCTGCCACCATAATTATGATACGGCGATTCTTCTGAATCTGTATCTATTTTTAAATTTGAAAACTGTATTTTACCATTCATATTAGCATCTATATCATGACTTATATTGTCTTCACATCCAAGTGCAAACAATAACGGTATTATTACTAATAGTTTTTTAAACATATCAGTCTCCTTTTTAAAATACATCACCTGCTAATGTATTGGTTATTTCTTTTTTAATATCTTTTTGGGTTATCCCTAAATTTCCATCCATATCTGGTTTCCAAACTTTTTTCTTTGCTCCATTATGAAACAAAGCTATTGATGGATAATTTCTCAACCTTAATTTCTTTACAACGGCTGAAACACTATTGTGTTGTATTGATACCACAACAGTTTTTTCATGTCCTTCAATATCTTTTATCATCTTAGGATCAATATTTTTCAATTGATAATCTGCTGTGAATATCACCACAACAAACCCTTTAGATACTGCTGACTTAAAAGTTTTATCTGTAATTTCTACTTTTGCTTTAGGTCTTGTTTGACTTGATACTGTACCCATCATAACAAATCCAAGTACAAACCAAAATAGAAAATTTCTTATTATTCTTGTTTTTTTCATTTATTGCCCACCTTAATTCTCAGTTCTGTAACTTGCTTTTCTAATTCTTCAATCTTTTCTTCATAGTCTTCTAAGGTTTCAAATACTGCATCCATATCTTCTTGAAGTGCACCAACATTATCCTTATATTGTTCATATGAACGCGGCCAGTTATATCCTTCTGGTTTTGATGGATACTCTTGGTCATATATGTTACCAATCGCGGGTAACTCTTTTGCTTCTTGTATGTCTGCTTGTAATGCGTACCAAAATCCAACCAGTGTTGCAATACCAACTCCAGCACTAATCATCGTCTGAATGGATACTTTGAATTTTGTATTTTTACTCAATTCTGATCCTTCCACTAAACCTGATGGCTCAGGGGTTGGTATAACTGGTGTTGGCTCACTATGCCCATTCTCTAACAAAATATCTGTTAAATCTTCCATAGTAAGAAATCCCTTATCAATTAAGATTTCCCCTATCTTTCTATTATCACCTTTTATTTGTGATTGTACAGCTGATGCTAATTGTCGTTTAGTTATTACATCTTTAACGAGCAACAGCTGACCTAATTTCTTTTCATCCACTTATTCTCTCCGAGTGATTAACAATCACAATTTTTACAATTGCAATTTTCACATTTACAATCTGGGTTTTTACATGCGTTTAACATTCTTATCTCTCCTATATTAGTTTAAAAACTGATAATTTAACCCTAATCGTACATCATAAGTAGGGCGTTCCCAATAGTATAAATATTTACCTTCAGCATAAAATCCTAAATTATCTTTTAATTTAAATCCGATTACTGCACCGAAGTCATAATCATTCCATTGTTCTATTTCTGCATCCATAAATTCAAACTCAAGTGGATCCCCACCTCGTTTTTCATGTTCTTTAAATGCAAATGCATTATGGAAAGAGTATTTATCTAATCCATAGTGGATAGGAAACAAAGTTCCCCATGCATGTATCCAAAAGTTCTCTGTGTATTTATAGTAATCTAAACCGAATGATAATGATATTTCTCGTTGATTTCCTAATGCCTTTGTTTTATCTTCAAACCAATTTTCTAATAATTCAGGAAAATGATATTGATAAAATTCTCTATCAGACATTGCCATTAATTCACCATTGGCATCAAACCATCTAAAATCACTACCTACCCAACCTATTGGTTGTCCTGTAGCTGCATCATATATAGTCATTCCACCATCTCCTACTCCATCTCCGTCTAAATCACCGCGATAGTATTTATCACTTACACCAAATTCATCTGATGCGAAATCCCACCAAGAACCTGTATACCAACTTGTATCTATAACGGTAGGGGCAAATCCATAAACTGGATGTTCTCTCCCACCAATACCAACTGATAGATTTAGACTTGCATCCTCTAATAGAAATTCTTTTCTAAATCTCAAATCTGCTTGGGAATATTTAATGTCTTCTAATTGTAAATCATGGTATTTAATTTTAGCAATAAACCAATCACCAAGATATCGTAAATTATATTCTTGAGATGTAAACTCCTCATCCCATCTACGATTTTCTTCATATTTTATTAAATACTCAAATCCTTTAACTCTACCAATTGTAGCAGCATCATTTGGACTTGATTCATTTCCTTTATACCAATCTCCACCAACACCAGCATTTTTAACTCCTCGTTTTGGTTCATAATGAAATCTTGCGATTTTTCTTATACCAAATGAGAAATCAAAATCTGGTTTTAATTCTATATCTTCTTTATTTACACTAATAGTTCCATTTACCCAATCTGGTAGGCCAGTTTCTGGATTTATTAACTGCAATCTGTATCTATCATCTTCCCATTTAGGTGAAGATAAATTAAATCCAGCATATACAGTTGAATATTTAAAAAAGTCTGTTATTAAATTCTGTGAGAACACAAAACTAAATAACAATGGTATCATCCATAATTTTCTCATACTTCGTCAATCCTTTCTATAGTTAATTGATTATGACTTATTAATAAATATTAAAATCTTTAAAATTTAGGTAAAACTAACTACTTTTTTGATACTTTTTTCCCCGTATCCCGTACAGTTTTTTCGTTAGAAACTGCATGTAATCCTTGTTTTTGTTTATCTGATAGTTTATCGGTAGATTTAGGCAAATAACCGTCTTTAGCCTGGCGTGCACCACGCGGTAATCGTTTCTCTAAGGTTAAGGATTTTAGTTTTTCATTGGGCACTACCATTTTACTTCTCCTGTCGGTCATGTAAAATACTGTTTTTGTCATTCCGACTCTCACGACTCTGGCTTCTCGGCCACTAATATAGATAACATCATCATTATTAAAATCGTTACCCATAAATATTTGCATACCCTGAATCATATTCATTATGGACTCTTTAAAAAAGAACATAATACCAAATGTAACTACCATCCAACCGTAATGTCCTATTAAGGTTTTCAATAACCCTTGAACATCGGTATCCATCGTAGTCTCTCTCCTGTTTTAATTATTAAAAAATTACTCCCCTGTAATCAATAATAAATAGGATATATACTTAATTAAACATCAAATCTTATAACTATTGATGTGTTTGAATCTTTACTAAACTTCACTGCTTTACTTAACTTACCAATAGCCATAAGTTCATTACTATCATTATAAAGTCCTACAGTACTAACATATGGTCGAAATTCAGAATGTGTTGTGTATGATGCCACCTTAGAAGCTGCATTATAAAATGGTTTTAAACTGCCCGTTCCCACACCCGTTGGTTGATCACCTGGTGGGAAAAATCTTGACATTGATACACTTCCTTCTGCAATTGATATACTACCACTTCGTTCAAATGTAGCACTTATATTAGTACTTAAATTAAACTCACTTGGTGTAGCATCCACAACATATTCATGTTCATATAATGTAGAAGTTGCTTTATAATTTAAAGTATGTCCTGTTGAAGTTCCTACATTTACATAAGAACCTGTATCGGTTATAACAATTTGGCCATGTTCATAAAAAACATTACCTACCTCACTACCACTTCCATTTGATTGTACACCTTGACTCCTATTAAATGAACTTGATTTAAATGCAGCATAACTTGCTGAATGAGCAAAATCAAATAAATTCCCATCTCCGTCATCTCGGATATCAAAAGTTTGGCCATCAGCTGTAGCTGATAGTGTTACACTTTCTGGTTTTATTTGTTCACCGAATAATTGTCTTGGTATGGAAAATATTCTTGCCGTACCATTTAGTTCGCGATTAATCTTTTTAGGATTATTACTTCCAAAATTTCCATATGGTTCTGAACTTCTTTTATAATAGAGTTGATTTATTCCATGCCAATTAGGTAAATCATAGAATGTACCATATTCAAATGCACTTGCAGATTGAACATAACTACCAAAACTCTGTGAAGCTGCGGAACCTGTATTGAAATTATGATGAGAACCACTAACTGCTTTTAAAACAAAGTGTCCACTCCCACTATCATTGTTAGTTAGTGTGAATGACTTATACGCTTTAAAAGGTTTAATTGACTTACTCGATGGGTCAATGTTTTTGAACATTATAGTTTCCCCTTAGAAGTCAAGTTTTACTTTTATAATAGCTTCCCTTGAGTATGATTTCAAAATAGGTTTACTTAGTTTAGCAATAGCCAACAACTCATTTTCATCATTGTACATACCTACAGAAGTAATATAAACTTTAGGGTCTTTGAAGAAAGTTTGTTGTGTTAATGCTCCATCTGAACCTGTAAAGAAAGTTGGATTGGAACTAAAGTTGTATCGTTTGTTATTCACTCTACAGAAAAAGTTTGTTGAAGTTATTTCTTCTTCTCTACGAGCTTGAACTTTATTACCTGTTACCATTGAATTATAAAATTTCATTCCATTGTCATCGAATGCATCTGCACTTCTGGCACTTGCCATTGAGGCACTTGCATCAAGTTGGGATGCACTTAATAAAATAATTCCTAAATCTGGATAGAATGTACCAATTGCTCCACCTGGTTGAGAAACTGCTGCAGTTTTAATAACACCTGTTCCTGTCTCCAATGAACCTGAAACAATATTATATACTCTCCCACCCTCATTAACAGTTGGGTTATTAGTTGCTCCACTATCATCAATTAATTTTAATGGTGTACTCCCAAGATGTAGTTCCCAATTACCTGGATCAATCTTTTCTCTCATACGAGCTCTATTGAACGAGATGAAGTAAAAATCATCTGCAGTAGAAGCTGCACTTGTGAATGTAAATTTCTCGGTATTGGGTGATAACAAAACATTTCTGAATTGTCGATACATCCCAGCAGTTTGTCTTCCACCACTTGTTAATTTGGTAGTATTTCCTGCTGAACCACTCCCATTAAAATTAGCATATCCTATATCAAATTGTATTTCTGATGTTGAATCGCTTGGTACTTTATGATATATTGCACGATACGAACCACTAACATCACCTAATGCTGATGCTGTAAAGAAAGTGGTTAATGTTCCACTTCCACCACTAAAAATACCACTTGATACTTTAGTTCGTTGATTTTCAACTACATCGTTTTCAAAATCGAATCTTGTAAATACTGACATCATCTACTCCTTATAATTTACTTGGGTCTGCTTTAACAGTAACTGCAACATTATATGTCGCCCCTGTGTCCAACCCAATTACGGTTACATTTGTTGAAGTGTCTGAAGTTACAGAACGAGAAACGACATTTACAGATTTTCCTGTAATTGTTATTGAACTCTTTCTCTCTTCCTCGTTTAAGAATACTGGAGTAGTTGCCCCTGCATTAAATTGTAAATCTGCAATATTCATATCTTCCAGTTCATCTAAAAATGCGGTTGCACCCAATTTACCAGCTGCTCCTGCGGAAAATCTTCCCCGACTGGATCCAGCTACTCTTCTTGCAAACCTTTGTTTTGGTGGTACTCTACTTTTCTTCGTATTAGAAGAAACGATTACTGGAGTCAAGTTAGCTATAATACCATCATGTAAGATGAAGTTATATCCACTTTCGTTATCACTACCATTTCGCGTGTTTGGTGTAATAGTTTGAGTAATACCAGGACCATTGAAAACTAATGATGGTGATGGAATTTCAAGTATTGGTAATTTAGCAGTATTCTTCGGTAAGGATACTAACTTATATCTCATAACTTGATTTTCATCTACAAAGGCTTCCAATAACGGCATATTCTCAATTACTGCTCCGTAATAATTTGAACCATTCGGATGTGCTGTATCCCATAGACTGTAATCTATTTCGTCATCCGATAATGCAAACTTTGTTATTCTGAACTCGTCTTGCCCTCTTGCCAATAGTTCTCGACCTTTTTTGGTAAGAATAGCATCAACGGTTACGCTTGTATTGTTTAGAAATCCCATTTTCACGCGTCTTGGGGATGTCCAAACGACTGATTTTTTATTCATTTAAATACTCCTAATTGTATTATATTTGAGATGGAAAACCTCATAGATAAATATATACTTACTCATCTTTTATTCAACTTTTAGTTTAGAATCACCTGGTTCTTGTGTTACAAGTTTTGTTGGTGATGTTATAGTTATCTCAACGGGGTCGTTTCCATCTATTGTATTTTTCTTTGTTAATAATTGACCTTTATAAAAAAGTCTAAAAAGTTTTGAGTCATATGCCATACTCTGATATTCCGCTGGTTCAAATGATGAACTAAGTGGTGTATCAGTATAAGCATCTTGTGAACTCGCATAATTCTTATATTTTATTTCATTGTGTTCTGCAAGTCTTGAAGAACTAATATAAGGTTGTAATGTTTCTGTAAATACTCTTGATACAGCACCCTGTGTAGTACTTGCTGTAGCATATGTATTACCAAATTCTGTTCTCGGGTCAATTTCTCCCAATCTCACCAATGATGGCATTGCTGTAGTACCAAGTGAACCTGATTCATTATTATGTACATTTAAAACTCCATCATAGTTTGGAAACTCTCCAGTTAGAACCATCATCCTATCATCAGAACCACTTATGAAATTAGTCATATCTATTCCAACATCAAAATGTCCAGCATTTTCAAAATATTGATTATCAAATGATGGTGACTTTCCAATTACCACTTTACTTCGTTCTAATATGTTTGGTTCAATCAAAACTCCAAGAGTTGTGTTTGCTCTTGCAGGTGATAAACTTTTAAGTTGTTGCCAAATACCACTATCATAATAATCTATGATTCTCATATAATCCCAAAAGTTATTTGTTCGTGAATATTTTTTCCAATACTTTCTTTGTTGTAATTCTAATCCACGATAACTATCTTCATAAACATCTCTTGGATCTCCAACCAAATTATCAAAATTAAAATCCGCTATAGAATACATTATATCCTCATTCACTACATCCGTTGGTGAAAAGAATACTCCGAGTTTATTACTATCTATTGGTGCAAAATCTTGTGATGATTTTTCATTTCTAATATTAGATGATAATGGTCCAGTTAAAGTATTATCCTCTAATCGTATTTTAGTTGCATTTCTTCTACTCGGACCAATGTTTGGAACTCTTAATTGTTCTAAATCTACTATACTTCTAAATTGATTCCCAACAAAACTTTTAGCACTACCAGTTTCATTGTATGTTTGTGAAAAACTATTATCAGTAAAACTTGAAGTTGAAACTAAACTTATATTATCATTCAATTGTGTTCTATGTATCAAATTATCAAAGAAAGATTCAGTAGTATTTCCATTATAAGATTTTGGTGCTCTAACATGGTTATCAAATGAATCCTGTGATAATGGTTCACTCCACAATCTAAGCTCCATTAATGAACCACTAAGTTGTGTTGTATAAAACCCTGTTCCACTTCCACCAAAACTTAGAGTACCATCTGCAACAAATTTAGCATTTGTCGCTGCAGTATTTGTTGATAAACTTTGACTACTTGCAAACCTTACAACTTCTCTACTTGAATCATATTGTTTTGTTGTTAACTCATAAGTTATATTTTGTGAAGTTGTATCTGCAGTTAACTCAGCTCCACTTGCTGATTTCCTCGTTAACATAACACTCCACATCTCATCATTATAAACTGGTAATAAAGATGAAGTAACAAATTCAAGAGAACTACCACTAATAGCAAATTCTAAATATCCATAATCATCAGTTGCTCCATTATCTTGTAATGATATTGCCCAATTAGTTCCTTGATTCAATATAACTTGGTCTTTTGATTTTGGACTTCTAAATCTAAACTCTACTGTTTCAGGTTTTATTCCACTCGTACCATCATCATTCCATGGCACTTGAACATACTCTGAAGATTTAAAATCTAATGCATATGTAAACTTTCTTTTTATCTCATAAGAAACTCTTGTTCCTTTATCAGGACCACCATATTCTCTTACTCGTAATATTGAACTTGGTATACCATAACAATTTAACAATCCTTTCATTGCCCTCATAGTACCTTTTGTCTTCAGAAAGAAAGGTGTATTTGCTAAAATTCTTTTCCATATTTCTTCTGTTACCTGGTCTTGTGGTGATTCATATTTAGTAGTACCATCTGCTTCTTTACCCAACAAATATTCTGGAAGTATCATTAAATCATTACCATTAGTAAGTTCAAATCCCATACTCCTAGCAACTTCTCTAACAATATCCTTTGATATACCCTCTGATAATTTATTACTTCTTTCATTTATATCTGTGAAGTGTTTTAGATAACTCCAAATCTCATCGAATTGTTGTCCAGTCATATCAAGAAAATCTATAAATGTATTATTTTGAGTATCAGTATTTACATGAAGTGGTATATTATTAGCTAATCTATCACGATTGTTTCTATCAAAATCTTCTGCATATCCTCTCCAAGTATCAAACCAAGTTGTTGCTGCAGAACCACTCGTATGAACTAATGTATATGGTGAAGATGAATTTGACTTAGGCCAAGAAGCTGAGTAGTATTCTCCAACTGAACTCGAAGCGTATGAAGATGATTCAAAATACATATAATGTTCTAATGGATCAAATGAATTAATTACTCTTCGTTTTTTAGCATTCCATTCACCAATAGTTTCTTCAGAACCAGTTATATCTTGAAATGAATCACTTGATGAAACATATAATTCAATTAATTCTAATTTCGTTTTAAAATTATCAATTCTTTTTTCTGCACTACTAAAGTGAATGTGATTAGCAAATCCATAATCTGTTATATCACTTCCTAAATAATCTGTTCTTCTTGTATAATCAACATTGACTTGGGTATCAAGTAAACTTTGTGAAACTAATTTATTTTGAATATCTTCTTGTACTCCCGAATCTGTTCCGATTAATTGAGTATAGTTATTAAAGTTTGTTCCACGAAAATTTATTGGATTATTAGTAGAGTTAAAATCTGGTAATCTTAAAAATAATATTTCAGGATCTTCCTCTACAAATGGAACTAAAGTAATCGTATCTTCATATGGCTCCATTTTCTCTTCTACGAAATAACATAAATCCATTTCTTCTGTTTCTTCTACCTTATCGTATAACTTTACTAATCTTGAAGTTTCAGCTCCAAATGGATTTTTTAAATAATTAAGTACTAAGTGATAACTTCCATTACAAACCATATAAGTATTTAATCTTTCAACTTGTCCTTTTTTGAAATTAACAAAACATTCATCAAATATTGCTCTTGAATTATCTTCACCACTATGTTCAAATTTATTTGCACCTTGTTCATATGATGTATCAACTCTTATTCTATTATTGTCCAACACCTCAACAATTGTTCCAACATAATCAATTGGTATTACAATTTCTGGAGCTGGTACTGGAACCGTTGGTACATCAGCTGATCCCTTACTTATAGCTATTGCCCCTCTAATATTTTCTGGAGTTACACTTGGTGGTGGGTCATTAACTACAACTTCATTATTTGCAATATATGGTGTACTATAAGTCATTCCCTCATTGTCAGTAGAAGAATCTCCACCCATACTCCAATCATCACCTTCATCCATAGCTCTCAACATAGTGATTTGTCTTTCTCTCCACATTTCAAACTTCTTCATTGATTCCCACTTACCAAGAGTTGCACAAACAACATTGTTTGCAACTATTGTGTGGTGTTTATCAAGAATTAAATTATAAACATTAAGTGGTTTAGATTGAAATAACTTACCAATCTCATGAGCCTTATACCATTTACCACGATACTTCATTGGATGGTTATCTGTAGTTATTAGATTTTTAAATTTAGAAAGTGTATCACCATAAGGTCTTTCATCTTTAATTACTTTTAATATTTTTGCATAACCAATTTCTGTTTTGACTTTCATTCCATGTCTTAAATATTTTATTGGAACTTGTCTACCATTACTTAATTTTACTTTAGTATTCCCTGTAAAACAAACACCTGAAAACTTGTCGTTCCCACCAACCATTTCTTCATCTACTGCTCTTACATTAATCTGCTCATCTACAGTTGGTTGTTCTACTCCTGCAGTTACATCAGCAAAAATATCTATATTTGAAAAATCTTCTGGAGTGAAAATTGTTGGTGGAAGAGTTACAGGTTCAATATTTTCTGCAATCTGAGCTCCAGTAATACTATACATACCTTTAATTGTTATTTTACCACCAACCATTGCATCACTAAATCCTGGTTCTTTATCGTGTGGTGTTAATACTAATATATTTGGGTCGGTTAAATCAAATCTTATTTTACCTGAAGTAGAATTTGTAAGTGGCGTATAAGTTATCCACGAATTTATTTCTTTTATTCTCTTTTTATAAAGTGCGTTTTGAATATTTTGAGTATCTACTTCAACTTCTGTTTTATCAGCAGATATTTTCTTTACAACATATTTTAATTCTTTTGGAAATATTTCTTTTAGTTCTTGTCTTGATTGTCTTTTACCAAATTTTTTAGTTGAGAAATATTTTGTTTTTCCATTAATAACTTTTGTTTGAACTTTACCAACATGAACCTCACCATCTTCATTTATAAATACAGTTTGTTCTTTTCCAGCAATTCTCTTTAGAAACAAATACTTAACTTTATAAGTTCCTTCTGTAAAACCCATTTGTCGTAAATGTCCACCTATATCTAAATCAAGTTTTCTATCATCAGGAAATACATCTCCTGCTGGAAATATTTCATCTCCAACTAATACATCGTCTTCATCAGTAGTTAAGTCTTCTGATTGATAAACATAGATATGAATATAATCTTCATTTCTTCTACCAAATCCAGAAGGTAACAGTCCAGGAATTTCTAATTGTTCTTTATCTTTTTGATTTAATCCGTATTCTAACATTAATCACCCTCTGCTACTTTTGCAAGTTCTTCTTGTAATTCTGTTATAGTTTCATCTAATGTTATATTCAATTCATCTTGAGCATCTATCTTAGATTGTAATTCTATTCTCATTCCCTCAAGTTCAGGAGGTGTTACTTCTGGTTCTTCAGGTGGTACTTCAGTAAGTAATTCATTAAATACTGATTTTCCATTCCCGCCTAATTCTTCAGGACCAAAAAACTTTAACCACAAGTCTTTATTTGAAGATTTTTGTACTACAGGAAGTCTAACATATTGGTGTTCCTTTTCCATTGAAGCACCTGGATTTTTAGGGTCTTCGTATGATAATAAAAATCCTCTATCATCTCTCAATGGGTCTGTTGCATCAAGTGCAGAACCAGACATTGCAGCTCTTTTCTTTTCTTCTTCTAAATGTTTTAAAAGTTTATGTTCGTCTGCATCTTGTACATTTTTATAATAATCTGTATTTCTAGCTTGTTTTATTGTATAGGGCATTTTATCTCACCACTTTAAATTCATATCCGTCATCATATACTAAAGATGATTCATCTGCTCCGCTTCCACTTACTACTTTAATTTCAAACTTATAATGTCTTTCTGGTTGTAACCCATCCATCCACAAATTAAAATAATTACCTGTTGAATCACAACTAACTATTGAACCTGTACTAAATGGTATTATTACATCATCAGTTAATGAATCTTTTACTGAATAGTAAGTTCCTTGGCCGAGAGCCTGACTTCCACTTGGTAAAGATTTTACAGTTAACGCTGCGGGTGTAGTAGAAAATCCTCTTGTTGGATATAGTTCTCTACCTACTAATCTGAATTTTACTTTTGATTTTTCTTTATATTCAGATTTAATATTTTTAAAATAAACAGTTAGGTTATCTAAATCGGATGAAGCTAAAGCACTTAAACTTCCAGTACTCCATACACTATCATCCCACTCTACTTCTAACTTTGGTGGAAAAATTGTATTTGTCTCTCGTGAGAAAAATTTTAAATGTCCAATATGATTAGTATCCCCTTCAGCTGAACCTGTTGCGGTTGTTGGATCGAATATTGAATACATACTTTGTGATGTTGCTACATTTTGTCTCTTTACAATAAGCCCATTATTTGGAAATATAGAACTTGAATAAATATGATTTTTAACTAAATCACTTACATCCATTCTAATATCTTTAGTTTCATAAACTAAATTTTCTGAAGAGCTAACTTCATATTGACTACTAATACTTGAAGTAAACCAAGTACCACCTTGTGTTGTACTACCACTCACCCATTCAGTTTTTGTTGTATCGTTATCTCGATATTTCCAACTTGCCCCATCACTTAATACTGGGTCTCTACTATAAAATCCTGTTCCACCTGACCAACTTCCACTTACCATATAAGTGTATAGAGTTTGTTCTACTGCTAATTCTTCTGAACTTGCATCATATAAATTTAAATAATATTTTGCATCGCTTGGAATAACTCCGGTATTTACTTGATTAGTAATATAACTATAATCAAATTTAATAAGTATTCGAGATACTCCAACAGATGTTCCCGCTGAATTAACTTCTTTTCTAACTTCTAATATTTGATCAATTCCTGTATTGATAGAAGAACTTACATTTCCCTCATAAATTGTTGTGTCTACTACTGGATATTCAAAATAATACATTATACATCTCCTACTACTCTACCCGAAATATCAGTATTTGGGAATTTTAATTCGAAAATACAAGGGTCTAATGATGGATAAATAACTCCATCTTTGGTTGCTGATTGTAAATCATATACATGGCCAGTATATCCACTTTCTGTTTGCCATTCATTATCAATAACTACCATTTGTTTTTGTGGATTATCATCTTCTGGTGGAACAATACTTGCCACACCATCCACTAATGAAATTGCATAAGCAATATCACTTAAAATTATTGGTTGTCCAATTTGCCATTTCTTAATATCAAAATATTTCTTAACTGATTCTATTGCCCTTAACAATACTTCATTTTTATTAAATCCTCTTTGAGTAATAATTGAAAATCTACAACTAATATTTACAATATATGCATCTTTAATATTAATTGCATCTGTTAAAATTCTATATTGTGATAGATATGTTTTTAAATTATTTTTTACAGCGTGGTTTAATGTTACTAAATTCTGATTTGCATCATATCCTAAAGTATAAAAATTTAATGCTAATGGATTAGGTAAAGTACTTATAGATGTGTTTTTAGAAATTTTACCATTCTTAACAATCAATTTTGTATTCTCTTCTAACTGTTCATCTTGAACGATAAAACATTTAGCAATATTACCATACTTTTGTGGTAATGAATAAACTCTAATTATATAATCCTCTTTGGTAACTGCTCTATTTTGTGAATTAAAATATGCTAATGCATTCTGTCTAACTTGTTCATTTGTCTCTCCACTTGAACCACCAGTTGCAGATTCTTCATTAGTAATAACTAAACTTGTTTTCATATCACTTACTTTTGTACCATTTAATCCTGTATCATCAAATGTCCAACTAACATTATCGAGATTTGTAATTGTACCTGAAAGTGCATTATCTTTAACTGAACCACCATAAGTATAAGTTACGGTTAATGTAGTATTACTTGGAGCCAATCCAAAAGTTTTGGTTTTCAAAAAATTACTTGGATCAAAAGATTCATCCAATTTATTAACACCCAATGATAACGATGAACCAACATTATCTGGATTTGGAATTATTTCTTCATCCGCATTTGAACTAATACCTGAACCAAATCTTATTTCTGTTTTACCATCACTACGGACATACTTTGTAAATCTTTTAGCAGTTTTAATTAACTTTAATAAGAAAGGGGATTCCTTTTTATATGATGTTAAATCAGGACTATTATTATCAGAATTTTCCATTGAAGCAAAAACAGTATCTTGAGCCAAGAATGGAACTTCATACCATTTTTCTTCTTTACTATCTGTTATTGACATAATATCAATTACTTTATTATTACTTAAAATTATTTTATCGAATTTAGTAGCATTACCAAAAGTAAATGTTTGTGATGTTTTAGTACCTGATTTACAAATTCCTTTTTTCGTCAATGTAAAATGTGTTGGTGTGGTTTCATCAAACTTTGAAACTCTTATATCCATATTATCTAAAGAACTCGATACTTTAAAATTAATATCATCCGCCAATCTAAATGTTGTTCCATTAGTAGATGAGAATGTACTATCACCTGCTAATATTGGTGCATAATCTAAATCTGGTTGGTAAGTTTCTCCAACTTGTAATGATGGAACTTCTACACTAAAATCACATATTGCTGTAGCTGGACTTGATAGTTTCGGTTCATATCCAAATGATTGGGCAATTTTATAAATATTTTTCTTTTCTTCTGCTGCATGTAATAATGATTCACGATATTGATTATCAATATAAAATCCTAATACATCTCCTACATATGCTGCCATCTCTATAAACATCATTCCAGGACTTGATTCATTAAAATCATTATATGTATTTGGAAAGTATGTCTTTGCAAATTCCATTAAATTGTTTCTTATATCAGAAAATTCTCTACCAAGATATTGGACTTCCTTTTTCTCTACTTTTTGATTTGTATTATAATCGACGGCCATTCTATCCTCCTGTATTAAAATTAAATGTCATTGTCTCAATTGAATCAGGGTCATCTGTATCTACTCTAAACTCAAGTGAAACCGTTACCTGATTAGGATTAGATTCATCCTGTATAGTAAAAATATTTTCAGCTGTAATATAAGGTAACCATATTGCTAAAGCTTCTCTAATTGCACTATCAATTTTATCTCCAATAGTACCAGTTACTGGTTCAAATAAAATTGCAGGTAAATCACTACCAAACGCTGGTTGTCCAAGTCTTTCACCTTTTTGTGTTAATAATAAATTTTTTATATTAGATGATGCTTGTTCTTTTAATGTTGTTGAGCGGGGAAAAAATCCCTCACCACCTACTCCATATGTTAATGGAAAGGTACATCCGAAAAAACTATCTTCGTCCTCATTTAATGCTGCTACTGATGGATTGTTTATATCTCTTGTGTTCATTATCTATTACTTTTCATCTTATTGTGTTTCATTAACTTACTATAATCCTTTGTTAAAGCATCTTGTACATGGTCTGGAACTTGATTAGCTGAAACTCCAGCTTCTTTCATAGTTTGTACTGCTCCAACTTCTCGTTGTGTTTGTTTATCTCCACCATAACCTAATAATTCTGATGCTCTTGTTGAATCAAATGCACCACCACCCATTGTTGGATACTCATCCATTTCTTGTGATTTTTCATTTAAACCAACCGTTTCATTTAGTATATCGTTCAGAGTTTGGTTCTCAGTATATTGTACTGGTTCTCTTTTCTTTACTACTTTTTTCTTTCGAACTGGCTGTGTAAGTGATTTGAGAGAAGTAGATTTCTTCTCGGTTATAAATATATGTTTAACCTGTTTTTTAACTTCAATTCGTACTACTTCTTGTATTATTTTTACAAGGTCTTTTTTAGTCATGTTTAACTCCTTTACGCACCTGATGGTACTTTATAGCCTGTAAATACAGTTGGTACATTTCCCAATGGAACTCCTATCCCCTGTACTTGTTTTGCGTGTGTATCAAATGCTTTTATCAATTGATCAATAAAATCATCCACACTTTTATTTTTCATTCCTTCCGCGTCAATAAATGCTCCAGTAACACCTGGAACTACTACAACACACATATTACTTGAAACGGCTCCTGTCCAATATATTTTTAATGCCGTATCTAATGCAACTGAAAATGGTGGAACTGGTAATGGGTTTTTCAAACACATATTTAACATTCCTGCCATTAATTTTTTTAATGGTGATTTAACTATTATTCCTGGAACAGTTGCACTTCCTTGTCCTTTTTGTGTTCCACCAAAATATGGTATACCTGGTACCGCGGTTTTAACTGCTTTATCATATGAATCAGCAATTGCCGTACCAATGTCATCACCCTTTTCTAAGGCTGCTTTATATTCAACTCTAAATAATTCCCAACCTATTTTTTCTGCCATTTTATTCTACCGTATTCTTTGGACTTTTTATTGATGGTATACCTAATGCACTTTTTAATTTTTGTAATATTGGTTGTCCTGCAACAACTTGTACAGGACCCGTAGGTGCTAATAATCCAGTTTCTATTAATGTTAAAATATCATTCAACACCGATTCTAATTTATCCCCCAATACCATTGGTTCAGTAGCACCTGAACTACCAATTTTTGTTACTGGTGATTCAATTACTACTTCACTAACTGCTCCTATTGAAACATTATTATTACTAAACATTCCAATATCTCCACCGTTCTTAGTATTAAATATAATCCTATCCGAACTTAATAAAATATTTTTACCCTCATATGGAGCTGTAACTACTTTACTTTCTATTCCTGAAGTAAACTCTAATTTTTGATTTGTAGTCAAGTAAATACTTGAACCATCCGTATCAATCTTTTCTTCTACTGGTTGTTTTGGTTCAGGAAACTCATCTTTACTTTGTCCAACATTTAAAATAATGTTTGGTGAATCTTCATTTTCATTCTTTATATCACTACCAATTCTTATAGTGTTTCCATGTCTACCTTCAAATATTACATCACCCTCGTGTGGTAATAATTTGCGAGAATCTTTTGTCTTCTTTAAATAATATCCAAGTTCAGCACTTTTATCATCTGTATTTGGTGTGTCTAAACCAAACAAAGATTTAAGTGTGTTCTTTCTTTTTAATCTACTAATTCCATGTTGTGAATTAAAATTAGGATTACCAAATACATTTAATTGTGTTGTATAATAATATTGTCCAAGATACTGAACTCCTATCACAATCTCTCCAACTGCTGGTAAATTGTTTATACTTGGATTCATCGGTTTAAAATTTTTACATTTATCTATTGTCTTACCTTGTTCCGAATAAACAAACCTACCAAGAATCCCACCAATAAAAGCATAATCTGGTTTATCTTCAGATGTTTTTGGAAAAGATGATTTACTCTCATCCAAATGTACATCCAAAATTTCTACTGGTTCTAATTCATAAAATTCTTCCGACTGGACTAATTGTTTAAATAGTCTCATCGTTGATTCTACATTTTGTATTCTATTAGATTGAAGTGGTCCTGATTTAGCACCACCTTTCTTTTTCATTTTTACGGGCATTTAATTATCTAATTTGGCCGTTATATTGTCCGAATGATCCTGTAATTCACTTACAGTATGTTCTATACTTGTCATCAATTGTTCTTTCTCTTTATCAGATAACCCGAATTCTTCATCACTATCACCTTGTTTAGCAGCAGTAGCCAACCTCTGAACTATTGTTGCTAACTTAACTAATTGTTCATCATTCTTCACATTGATTTCCAAATACTCTTTTAGCATTGGAATTATTTGCACAGCTGTATCACCATCTTTGATAAACCCAACAACTTCTTTCATCAACACTTCTAACTGTTTTTTATTAGTTACTGAATTATCATAAATATCTTTAAAAACATCTGAAAGGGATTTCCCCTCGAAAACTTCAAAATCGATTGCCATATTATTACCTATTTTTGATTGAATTTGATTCAATAATAAATATTAAAAGTTCAGAAAATAGTTATATATAAATATATACACTTGTATATACCCATTAATATTTTAAAATATATACAATAGTTATTACTGTCGGGTATAAAATCCGACTAATTGATAACTAACGGGAGATAAAAACCATGAAGGAAATCATAGCACTCGTAAGGGGATGGGTTGATGACATTGCTCATTTACTTTTATCCTTTGTAGCCATTGGTGCCGTTTCCGAAGTCATATTCGGTAGTGGTATCTTCGGTGTTAATGTTATAGGTAACCTGACATCCATCATAAACAGTTTCGGCGAATCGGGTTTCGCTGGACTCGTCGCATTGTTGGTGTTGGTGGGTTTATTCCGTAAGTAGTACTATATCGGATAGATAATAAAGGGGGTCGATTGTAAATGGCCCCCTTTTTTTTTATCTTTTTGGTTGATTAAACCAACTACCTGTCCACCGAGTTTCAATTGAACCCGTAGCAAGATAAGATTTCTGTAACTGATTGTGGTGTTTCTTCATCACATTAATCACTCTCGTAATATGTTGTGTATTAGAATCTGTCATTTCACGAATCATAATGTATAGAGCTTTCTTATTGAAGTTATCAATATTATCTTTCATATCAATCAACTCAACAACAGCATTTGCAACATCTAAATCTTTCTTCCGTTTAAAAACAGTAGTAAGATTATTTCTCCAGTAATCAGCTAACTGAGTTAAATACTCAACTTTAACTTCACGATTTTCTTTTGATTTTTCTTCTGAAATTGCATCTCGTTGATAATCTGTAACCTCTTCACTATCGTGTTGTTTTAATCGTTTGTAATTATTATTATTGTGTAGAATTAAATAATTCTTAGCAACAATACTGAAGTATGAAAAGGCCTTACCCTTACCCTCAGCGAATTTATGCATGTTCATATAAAGGAAGCTAACCACCTCATGCACGACATCTGCACTCGGTACATCAAAGTAATAAAACTTAAATGTATGGATGATATTCTCTGCTAATTTCTCAAATGGTGTACGAATATGTTCATTATAAATTCTCTCCCTCATATAAGGTCTATCTTCCTTATTATGACGAATGATTGCATTTTCAGTTCCTTGATGGAAATAATATCGTGGTGAAGACTTCTTGGCTTTTCTTGGCATGTTAAATATCCTTTTCGGTTAATTTGGTTAAGTCATTAACTGCATCTTTGATTCCCTCAAATACAGTTCCAATTTCATCATCAGATTCAAACTTACCTTCTGAATCTAACAAGTCCAATGTTGTTTTAGTATCGATTAGTTTTTGGGAATATTCTTCTGCCCACTCTTCTAATCGTTCTACCTTTTGTAATTGATTGTATGTTGTCCAACCAAGTACTATAGATAGAATTGTTGTAACTCCTAATAGTATTTCTAATATCATTTTTTATCTCCAAACAATTCATCAAATAAATCCTTAGCATTATCCCCACTACCAAGTTTAGTTTCAACTTCTGTTGCAACTGCCTTTTTGATATTGATGACTTTTTTGTTTACTTGTTCTTTACTCTTTTGTTCTCCATGTTTCCACTCATCATATTCTATATGAGTTGCCATCATATCTGCCTGATGTAAGATATACGCAATGTTAGACCTTAGTTGTCTTTCAGGTTGATATGCTATATAATAAGCTTTATTTGCTTCTTCATACATACCATCAGTTAATCTCAAACCAATATATTCCCACTCGGAATACTTAACTCCAAAGTGATTTAACAGAAAGATTGCTCTATCTGTAACTGTCATGAACTGAAGGTCTTCGTTGTGTTTAAAAATTAATCCTTGATTCTTACGATGCCAATCTGATTCGTTTGGTGTATAATAATCATTTTCTAAATCACCAACTTTACCCAAGTCATGATGTATAGCTGCGAAAACAAGTTCTTCATCAGTATAATTTATTGATGCTCCATTGTCTTTCCACAACTTATTTATTTTTAAAGCCAAATCAGTTACATGAAGTACATGGTCTACATAACCACCAACGAATGCATTGTGGTAATGTTCCTTACCACTTGCTGGTGCCATAACCATCCTGTCTTCAAAGTAATCATACATTTGATTTAACTTTTCTAATCGTTCACCACTAAATGTATTATTTAATAGTTCGCGAAGTTTAACCCAATTTTGTTGGATTTGTTCAGGTGTTAACTGTTTCATTTTCTAATCTCCATTTATTAGTTATTCTAATTCTTTTTGTGAATCTTTATAAGCCTTTTTCATATTATATTTATACTCATCTATTTCACCAATATTATTTCCATCAGGACCTTGTGCCATCATTGTTTTTCTTAACGACACATATTCTGGCCATCTTGACATTAATTTTTTATGTTCCTTATTATGAAATTCAGCATCTCTGTATTCGGAACATCCACCATCTTGATATGAACCCCAATGTGCTGAATATAAATCTGTTCTTCTATTTGTATAACCTCGTGTTAAATACTCTAACATAAAGTTAGCGTCTTCTCCAACTTGACACCAATCCCAAAGTATTTCATCTCGTATTGATTTTAATTTTTTACCATCAATACAATGCATAGAATTGAAAAATATGTTATCGTGTATAGAACCCAATGGTGGTAAATTTGTTCTCCTATGTCCTATATGTAATAAAGTTTCTTCTTTATCAAACCACTCATTAAACTGAGCAAACATTTCTACAAAGTCTCTGTATTCCATTTTCCATTTAGACATTGGATTACCATCTTCCTTTAATACATCAGGAATGTATTCATCTATTTCATTTTGTATAAATATATTATTCATAATTTTCCTTTATAAAATACTAATATTGGTTCAAATTTAAAAACATCTCCACCTCGTTGTAATGGATGATGCTTTACTTGTACTGAATTCTTTATTTTTGATGTATCGATTCCTACCATTCGTGTCATCAACATTTTATATATTCCTTGATACTCACCACCAAGTGATTTAACAATATCAATTGAATCTTGTTCTAATGGAATGTATTTGTCTTCACCTATCTTGATGTCCGCAATGTTCCAACAAAGAAACCTATCGTTTTTTAGATTAGTATACGCCGTTGTCAAAGTAGGTTTTAAAAAGTTATCACGCCAATCTTCGTACGCCGAAAATTTCTTGAACGATTGATTTTCGTCTTGTGAGTATTGTTCTCGGTTAAAGTAAGGTGGACTTGTGAAAACAAAGTCTAACGAATTTTTATATTTATCAAACTTAGGGTTATCACATATAACCTCACTACCATCTTGGAAAACTTCGTAAGTGTTTGGCTTGTCTCTCCCCCAAAATGGATTACTTTGGAAACAATGAGTATTGTAGTATTCAGCTACTCTCTCATATCGTCCAATGTTATCTGGATTGGGATCAGTTCCTACATAATGTAAATCTCTATCGGTACTCATAGCACCTAATATTCTTCCACCCCATCCTGATGAACAATCATATACTGTAATCTTCTCATCTTTAATATGTTCTGTAAAATGTTCATATAAGAATTTAGCAGTTAATGCAGGAAAGTTAACCGCGGGTTGTCCTAATGATAATCTAAAGATTTGTAATGCTGTAGGAAATAACTTATGACTTCTTTTATACTTTCTTATATAGTAATGGTAATATCGTAACTCACCATTCTTTAATGTAATACTATTATCTAACTCACCACTTATTGTGCGAACATTCTGTTCGGTTAAGTTTCCACTCGTTAAATACATTTGTACTTCACTACCCTTTAATAACAAATACTTTGAATTTATATCTACAGGAGTTTTATCGGTTTGTCGTATAACGGTGATTCCATACTTATCATTATTATTCCAATAATTTAAATACTCACCTACATTCCTATCCACTTCATCCTTTAAAATACTTTTACTAAAACTATACATTGAATCTTTATACAAAGCTCTCAACATAGCCTTTTTAAAAGTATCTCGTAAATCATCTTCTTTAAACATATCATATATAGATGTAGCACCTTCACTACTAACTCCACTTGATATTTTTGTTTTTAACATTGTTGGAAAGAATTGATTTACTGCCGAAGCAAATTTATTGAAGTTCTTAATTACTTTTAAATCTTCTGTATAGAATGATTTAACATCGTAACCAAAAAGTTTTTTCCAATTAGAAATAATGGTATCCTCATTTTGTCCTATGACTGGAGGTTGGCCATTTTCATCCCATTGAGTTATAACATATGTACGAAGTTCATCAATCCATGTATCAATCTCTGAATCACTTTTGTGTAGCAATTCATCATATGTGATATTAATAGGATTGGTCTTATCCGCTATATTTGATTTTTCATAACACGATTTCAATTAATAACCTGTATTTTTCATTGTTTAAATATACGACTTTTTTTATATAAAAGTCAAGCTTTATTTTAACTATCTCGATCTCCACTAACTAACTCTATAGAGTGTTTCATAATTTGAGCATCGGTGTATTTATATGGTGGTGTACCTGGCGATTCCAAGATGTCTATACGATTTACAAATCTTGCGTTCATTGTGTCGCGTACTTGGTACATACCATCTTTACCTGATGTTCCTTTGAGATAAATGAAATCACCGTAATTTAACCATCCACCATATCGTGTCAAAAGATTTCTACTCACCGCTATGTATCGGTATTCACTAGCTTTATTTACCCTTATGCGCGTTCCATCCGCGAGAATGTTCGGTGTAGAATCAGTTTGATACGAAACTGGATGATACATTGTAACAGTAACATTCAATCCCTCCAGTTTAAACTCTTGAACTATGTTCTTGAGTTTACTATTCTCATCTCTCAATTCCACAAGCGTTTGCTTATGGAAATCTTTATAATTTTCAAACAGCTCTGTCCATACAAAGGTGTTGAAAAATAATATCATTATTATTCCAACTCCAAAATATATTTTTATATTCTTCATAATTTTATTCAAATATGAAGTATCATATTCACTCATAGATAAATATCTCCTATCATTGTTAAAATCAATTTTTTTATCATTTTATTTTCTCGAAAAGTTCTAATTGGTTTTTATCCGCTTTGTACGGGTTAACCCAATTTCCATATTCATCTTTCCAGGATTCCCATCCAGTGTGATTATCTTTTCTCTTTTTATCATACATCAAATTCAATTGTATTGTTTCTAATAAATCAGGTGTTAATTCATCTGAACTTTCTAATGTAATTGGTAATTTACCATGTCTTATTTTTTTCATTCATTTCCTCTTAGTTGTGGAGCTGGGGAGAATCGAACTCCCGTCCTGTATGATTTCTTTACAAAGTCATTTACAGCTTATTAGGTTACTACCCTCCGAGAAGTTACCTACAAACCACCGACTATTTTTTTGGATAGCTCCGTGCATCTTTATACTCATATGCGAGAGTTGTTTGTCTAACTTATTTTATGACCGAGTGTTAGACAACTCAGTAACTTATGCGTAAGCGTAAGTTGGTTGGTCATTCTGAACAGGAGCAACAAAATTGTCGAATCCCATTTCAGCATTGGCTAGATGCCAATCAATGTCCAACCCTTGTAGCGATGTATCGCCATTTAGGTTTCGTTGAGTCTTATTTAAGAGTCTACTCAAACTCTGCTGCACTTTAGTATCGAATAACACCAGTCGATCTCCATGTCAGCCCCATAAATCTTCTTCTTCATCATCTTTATATTGTTCAAATAAACCTTCACCATTTTCAATCTCATATGATAAGGTTTCTAACAACTCTTCTATGATACTCCAATTTTCATCGTTATACGCTTTTTCTAATTTTTCTTTAATCTCCACCATACTAATGCCCATAAAGTTTTCCTTATTGTTTGTTAGTATAATTAGTCTGAAAGAAAATAATTCGTAATAATAAATATAACCCAACACTCTGTAAAAGTGTTATTTTAGGTACTCCAAATAAAGGCATTAGCCAATTCCAAAGGGCCCAAAATGGTATGAAAAATAATGCAACACCAATAACTGCTACTATTATTAGTCCAATTAAATAACCTTTATTATAATCATCTATTTTATGCTCCATACCTAAACTCTCCAGTCTGTTGAATCTGATTCTATTGGTTCAATATAATAAGGTGGTGTTGAATCAATAGTATCAGGTGGTGTATATAACCCAATCTTCTGTTCAAATTTATTCACCGCTGGTTCTAATGTTCCATTAGCATCAGTTATTATTATTATCAGTGCTAATCCTACATGGAAATAAAACCATGTTAAATTAGGCATCAATTACCTCTACAATCTTAGATTCTTTTGCTACTTTAACTTCAAAGGGATATGGTGAATCTTTTAACAATCCATTTACCTTTGACTCTGCTACACTTACCGAATCACACTCAACTAAAAATGCTCTACGAGTTTTCTTTTCTCGTACTCCATTCTTTGTTGGGATTTCTTCTGTAAATATTACTTGTGTTTCAAAATACATAACCTGTACTCCTTGTTTAGTGGTTTATTATTAAACCTTGTTCGTAAGTCATTTCTCTGCAGAGATTATCTATTCGTTCTTTCGAATCTCTAAGAGAAACTTGTTTTCCAAATTCGTCTATCATAACTTGTCTATAATGTTTAATGGCACCTATCTTATTATTAGGTAAAAGAGTTCTTAATTCTTTTTCCATATCATCTAACTTAACATCTTCTAAGTTCCAATCTCCATCTAACATTTTATTTCTCATCTTCCAAACTTTGTTTGAAGTTCTCATGATGTAAATTAAATGTTCTCTTTCATCTAAAGTTAAATTCAGCTGATTCTTTAAATTATCAACATATCTAATGTTGTGCATAATACTACAATCCTACTCTTTTACAAGCAATATAATAGTATTCATCATTCATCTCAATACCTATAAAATCTCTATTGGTGTTTTTACAAGCTACACCAGTACTTCCACTACCCATAGTTAAATCCACTACTAAATCATTTTCATTACTAAAGGTTTTAATCAAATCTTCTAACAATAAAATAGGCTTTTGTGTCGGGTGGTGTCCATCATAATCTTTTTTGTATTTTAAAATATTGCTTTTGTATTTTTTACCTTCCCATAAATTAAAAATAGAACCTTTATAAGTATTCATTTTTATCATTTCTTCATAAGGTAATTTAAAAAATCCAGTGGGTTGCAAAACGTTTTCATATATTTCTTTTGTAGGTACTAAAAATTGTGATGTTTCCCAATATCTTGCAACCAAACTTCTATGCTTGTTTTTTTCTTTGCCTGAATACTCACAATATTTATAATTAAATTCAGTTGTAGTTATTCCGCTTTCAATTTTGCAACCTTTTAGATAATCATAAACAGGATTTGTTGGTTTTATATTTTTTCCCTTTTCATAGTCTTTACTAAAAACTAAAACATCTTCATAGTAATTTAGAGGTGCTTTCTTAGCAGTCAAAGCATTTGCAAAGTGGTCTTTTTCCCAAATCATACTATAATTAAAAGGTATATTTTCAATAGCTTTATTTATTAATTCATTTGTAAATGGTTGTTGAGCAAACAAAATGATTTTACCATCCTTTCTCAATATTCTATTTGCTATTTTATAAATTTCGTTTGTGTCAATTACAACATCCCAATCACATTTTCCACTCATTCCATGATTTACATTTTTAATATCTTTAACCGTTCCATAAGGCAAATCAGTTAATATTAAATCAACGCTTCCACTTTCTATTTTATCACTTTCTATCAAGCAATCTCCTTTGTATAATTTCATTCTATTTAGTTTTTCTGTTAATAATCCGCACTATGCACAACAATGGTTATGGTGCAGTTGCGAAAAGCAACCGACACCATACCCTTAACGTTGTACACAATATTGCTACGTCTGTGCATCAATTAAAGTTTCGTGCATATCAACCGCAATAATATTTTTTTCTTCCCTTCTTTTTTTAGCAAGTTTGTAAATATCTAAATCGTTTTCAATACTTATGCTATTTCTACCAAGTTCAAAACTTGCTATTCCTGTTGTATCACTTCCGCAAGTGTTATCTAAAACCACTTCCCCTTTATTGGAGTAAGTTTCAATAAAAAACTTTATCAATCCTAATGGTTTTTGAGTTGTGTGGTAATCATTTTCTCTATTGTATTTTAATATACTTTTTGGATAGCCTGTTTTTGTTTGGTTATAAGTTTCTCTTTTGCTTTCAGATGATAAATGACCTAAACTTCCTGCTTTCCCCTTATTACTACATTTAATATCTGTATCTTGTAAATCCAAGTTGTAAGTAACACTTTTTACAGAGTTTAGTATTTCATTATAATTATCCTCTATTCCAAATAAATCACATATTTTAAACCATTGCTCTTTTGTTGGTAGTTGTGAACCATTTAATTTATTTGCGACCCAGCCTGTTATGTTCCCATTTTTAGATAATTGCAATCTTGAAACGTCAATTTGTTTTAAGTTAAGTCGTTCCATATTGCTTTTCATAATTTCAGAAAATTGAAGATTAGGTGTTTCATTGTAAAATACAGAAATATTTTCGTGTACTTTTAAAGGTTGGTAATTTACCAATTGAAAGTTTCCTGCATTATTCTTTTCCCAAATCCAATCGTATTTATACCAATCCAAATTACTTGCTCTTAAAAGCGTAGAGAATGGTTCAGAACCAAATAATACTATAACACCTTTATCTTTTATAATTCGCTTGTACTCTTTCCAAAGTTTTTCAAATGGTATTATTGTATCCCAACTACAAGCAGTCGTTCCATAAGGTAAATCACAACAAATAAGGTCAATACTTTTACTTGGTATTCGTTTCATTTCTTCCAAGCAGTTACCAAACCACAATAGGTTATTTGTCTTCCTATCGTCAGCCATTTTGCCATCGCTCAAAAAAATATTATTACTATGTTTCGTCATTTAATTAAAGTTTTAGTTTATTTAATCGCAATACAGTGTACAACACCAAATAAAAACAATAAAAGGGTTTCTGCATCCTCTGTTGTTATTTCATTGTTGCGTAATTTGTCAGCTATTTTTAATATTTTTTCTTTCATAATTTTACTGTTCTTATTTGCATTCCGTTATATACAATATTGGCTTAGGTCTATACTGTCTTCAACTTCATTGCCCCACGCATCCCAACCGTCAAAATTTTCTCTTGCAAATAGTTCTGTTTTTGGAATATCATTTCCAAACATTTCAACTATTCTTTTTCTTACTTCGTTTGGTTTTTCAGAATGCCTACCTCTTACCGCTTCTACTAATTGCCTTACATTTCGTTTTTTTAAATATTTACTCATTTTGCCTTTTGTTGCTAATAGACATATTTCGCCACATTTAGTCGTCCAAAAACCTACATAGCAACTTTGAACACCACTTTTTTCTTTTTTTAACCAAGTAAAACCAATCGTTTTATATTTAAAACCCCAAGCGTTTATTACTTTCATTGCTTCTTCCAAGTGAGCATCGGTTGTCCATAAAAAAAGAATAGCATCATCAGCAGTCATATTTTTTACAGGCATTTTGCAAATTTCATCGGTTGTCATTACGGTATAATTATCACCAATTTTAACTTGCTTTAAATTTACTATTCCGTTTTTATCATTTCCATTCGCTAATCTACTTCCAAACTTCCAAGCAGGGTCTGCATAAATTATATTGTATTTTTTCAAGGTCTGTGCTTTTTAAGTCGCCAATACAGTATATAACAATGTATATAAGTAATGGCAGGTTATTGTTTAATTTTAAGTTTCTGTTTATCTATTCACTTTTTGCTTTACGATAAGTAGGTGCTTTCTATCTGCCACTACTCATATACTAACCGTTATCACAATTATCTATTTGATGTTGTTGAAATAATTGTTCTTTATCTGATTCATCAGGTTGAGTCTTATCAATTAACAACTCCAATTTTTCTAATTTGTTTTTTAAATTATCTTTAGAAATCATTTTTTAGTTTTTCTTTCAAATCTTTTTTTTGGTATTGGCCCGATGTTATCATAATCAATCGGTGTTTTAGCTAACTCTCTTTTTAATATATCAATACTCTTAACATCTGTTATGAATTTTTCTATTGATTCAAAATCAGATTTTTTTGTTAAATCTTTATCCATTAATAAACAAGTGGAATATTATTACTACACCCATAAAAACTGTCATTTCAACCATCTCTACTCCTCTTCCTCTATCACTGCTATAATATCTTGTTCACCAAGTATCAAATATTTCTTACCTTTATACTCAAGTTCTTGTGCCTGAAATCTACCATAGTAAATATCATCACCAACACTAACTTCCATTGGTATTCTTTCTCCTGTCATATGACTTACCGAACCCTTACCACATGCAACTATTGTTCCTATGTCTGGTAATCCATCTTCTCTTGCTGTATCTGGTATTATAATTCCACTCTCTGTTTTTTCTTGTCGTTCTCTGTGTTCAACTACTACTCTTGCACCTATCGGTCTTAACATAACCTATTTCACTTTACCCTTCGTTGTCTGTTTCATCTTCATATTTTTATCAATTTTAAATTGTTGAAAGAAAAAATTAATTGTATCTTCATCCAAATCATTCATCGTTAGATTTTCCTCGTTCAGTCTTTGATGGATGTATTGACCCAGATTCTTCTCGTGCCACTTCTTCCTTGTTACCAAAAATTTTATCCCACCTATCACCCCACTCCTTTGTGGAATAACTTCTTGGTCTATCTCCTTTTCCTGCTCCGCCGGCATCTCTAAAGATTGATTTCTTTGCATTATCTGTCAAAGTCTTCTTCTGTATACTTGTTTAAAAAACTATCTCCAGAACATTCAATACTACAATAGTTTCTAACCTCTACGCCAGCACGGTCTTCTCTATTTTTATGTTCAGCGTTTTTATTATATGTTGGTATATTAAATTCTGAACTAGCAGCTGGTACATTCCAACTCCTATGTTTAACTACTTTTACTTTACCACAAGTAGAACACTTCCTTCTGATTGGTTCTAATTTCGGTCTTGCGTCTCGTCCTCTTGGTCTTGCCATTATATTATCCTTGTCCTAATATTATGTAATACATAAAAACTGCAGATACAGCTAATAGTATTACTATTTTTATTTTCTCTTTAGTAACATCCCACTCGGATGTTTGATAACTAAAATCTTTTTCTTTACGAAGTTTTCTTTTATTTCCAAATATATCTCGGGCCATTACTTAGTTTCCCGTTTCTTTTTATACCATTCTTTAGTTGGTTTAAGTTCATCCGTATTCCATACTGCCTTTTTAATCAACTCATCAAATGGTTTATTCTCATCTCCAAATCGTCCATCACTTTCCCACAACACATATAAATCTGTATTTAAATTTTGAGCAATTTCTCTCAATACTAAATAATCTTCAGTAAGATTTAAATCACCATACCATACTTTACCATAACCTGGCATCAATACATTGGCATTGAATATTATTAAATCATCGGGATGCATATTTCTATATACCGATTTACTACCGCCTATCATTCTGCCATTATGAAAACTATGTGCATTAAAATATTGATGGATTTCCAGTACTGTTGGTGTTGGTTTAAAATCACTTGGATACTCACCAGCTAGTTTTATTGTTTTGTCAATCATTTATTTTTCCTCATTTTCTTTTACCTGAGTTAATCCCACAAATTAAATAAGTGCTTTCCAATCAACTCAAATGAACGCCGAGAACTCTTTGTCAACTTCTTTACTTCTTCTTTATCTTCGTAATCGTAATTCTGAATTGTCTTTGCACATTTCAATCCATAAATAATTTCACCCAATACATTTTCCCACCTTTGTTCTGCCAATACAGAGGCTTCATCAGTTGGATTTCCATCTTTGTCAACTCCATCTTTCTTTTTAAACATTGACATTGGTGTACCCATTTTATTGTTTTTCAATCGTTCTAACATTGGAATCAAATTATCTACCAACCAAGTATCAATTGACCAAACTGACCTATCAGACCAACCTCTACTTCCACGCTGATAAAACCACTTAGCTTCAGATGGGAAATCTTTAATGGTCTGAATGAATCTCTGAAGTGGTCTTACAAAATATTTATTATACCACTTTTCATTCTCTTTATCCCATCTTGCAAATACATCTTCTGTTAGTTCAAATGTTTCATCATCCCATGGCCCTGGTCTTTTTTTATTAAAATCTGTCGGGTAGTCCATTTTATTTCTCTTCTTCTTTTAAAAACAACATAAACAAAAGTTGTAATTCACCTTCAGTATACCAAGTTTTATATTCTTCATTAAATAACTGAACTCCTGTAAAGTTCTTTGCCGAAATTAATGATGGGTCATAAGTAGTTCCGAACTCATATATGTAATAATGAAACTTCTCATCACCACTTTCTTCCACCGAAACATCTACTCTTTCAAATCCACAATCAATAAAAGTTTGCTCACAAATCGGAGTTTCGTTCATGTAAGGTGCTATTTCTTCAATCGCTATTGTTTTCATTTTTTTCGTCCTTTATTACATCTTCATTCCCCAAGTTAAAACAAACGGAATGGTCTGTCATCCATACTTCATAACCCATTCTTACGAGTGCCGAAATTAGGTCATTAACATCTTGTCTATCACAATCACCGAGGTCATTAAATGTGGTTAGTTTTATTGTTCTCATATCACATTCCTTAGTAATGCAAACAACCCAACTAATCCAAGTCCAGTAAATACCCCAATGTAAAATCCTTTCCGTTGAAATGATTCTGCTACATTTATTAAATCCCATTGCGATATTGACATTTGTGTATCCATATCTTCTATCGTTTCTATTTTCATGTTATTGGGCCTCCTATATATACTACCCATTCACCACTATCTATAAGTGGTTTTGCTTTTTTATATTTAATTTCTTTGTAGGTATCACCATTTGTGATACCAACGATTTCATTTCTACTATATGATTTTTTACTTACTATCGGTTTTGGTTTATTCTCTCTATCCATAATAGTCATACCATTTAAATGGTCTATTTCGTGTTGAACACATATTGATTCTAACAACCTTAATTCATTATCTTGTGTATCGTTTTTTTCCCAACTACCTTTACCATCATTTCCATTTGGTGTACCACTAAATACCCAACCACTTTCTTCTTGAGCAGTTTGTATCTGTATCGTTTCGTATCGTTTAGTGTGAATACCTTTCGTTGGGAAAGATAGACAGCCCTCATAATAAGGTATCTCATTATCGGTTGAAATTACTTTCGGATTAATGAGTACCAAAGGTTCACGAACATTGACAACGGCCACTTGTGCATCAATTCCCACTTGATTAGCTGCCAACCCAATACCGTCTTTTCTTTCGTTAAGTATCTGAAATAATTCTGTGGCAATAGCCATTCCTTCTTCAACTGAAACCTCTTTTAATTTTTTATTGATAACTGGGTTATCGTCTGTAAAACAATTTATAACTTTATTCATTAAAATCCTGGTGGTCGGTTATTATCACTCAATTTTACTGCAATGAAAATCAGTAAACATGCTACTAAAAATTCAAACATTATTTATCTCCTTGTGGAAGTAAATAACCTTTTAAATAATCTCGTGTGAGTTTGTATTCAACTTTCATACGAATCTTATAATCTTCATAAGATTCACCTTCTCCTCTAACTGGACCTTTTAACATTTCACTCACTTGGACTCTTGGGTCTTCCTGAGGATCTTGATTCCTTTGTTCAGAAGTTTGGACAGGGTAAATATAATTACTCAAATTAGGATTTCCAAATCCACTCATACTTTACCTACTTTTTTCTTATACAATTCGGCATCAGTATCATCCTTTGCCCAAAATGTAATTGTTTTACCACGATATTCATATGAGTATTCTTTGTAATTGTGTTCCTCATGGAACGAACTTTTCTTCTTCTTAGCCATTATGACTCCTTAATTTTAACATGGCCATAAATATGGCCATATTGTTTTGTTATTTACTAAACCAATGTTTTAACATTTTTAGCAACGGCACCCTTTGCACCTTCTCCAATTTCAAATGAGACTTTTTGACCTTCATCTAAGGTCTTAAAATCATCACTTTGAATTTCAGAGAAATGTACAAAGTAGTCTTGATTGTCTGATCCATCGTTTACGAAACCGTAACCTTTTTTTGAATCAAACCACTTTACTTTACCTTCGTTCATCATCTATCCTTTATCTATATTGTGATTAATAAAATCTTTTTGTTTTTTTAAAGCCTTTCTCAAAGCTTTCTTTTTCTCTTTATACTTTTCTACAAGTATCGCATCTTTAGTACGGCGTTTAATTCTTTTCTTAGGTGGTTTAACCTTAGTAGGTTTTAATGTACCCTTTAACTTTTTCATCTCTTTACCTTTATGAAAAACATTACCATCTTTATCGACAAACTCTGTCATCCAATGCCATCCTGCTGGACGACCTGTGGGGTTGTATGTTCTTCCATTAAAGTCTGCTGTTTCAGGGAATTGTTTTACCATTCTCCCATTGAAACAAGTATTACAAATTACCGATTTGGCTTCTTCACCAACATTACGCACTTGTCCACCACAAAGTTTACAATCCATATATCGAATGTTTTTACCACCATAATGATTAGTTTCTTTTTTGACTATATAACCGCCGTTTTTTTCAAACGAATTCATTTTTTCTCCTTTTTTAATTTAAGCTTCTCCAATTTCACCAGATTTAATTCCTTCTTTAAATAGTAAATCCATAACATCTTTTTCTTCAAAATTATGAATATCTTTTTTAATGTTTTTAAATATTTTTGACATATGCATATCAAACTCAATAATATCTTCTATCAATATAGATAACTCTTCACGAATATTATCTCCCGCATTTTTTTCTATACTTTCTAATCTCTCAACTAAATCCCTGATTGTCATATCATTTCCCATTTATATTATTCCACCCTTTGAGTGCTGGATAGGATTCGAACCTACGAATAATGGATTTGCAATCCACCCCATTAAACCACTCTGGCACCAGCACGGCCTCTACTGATTACCCTTTGTTTAAATTTCTTATCTTGAACTTCCAAAATATGTTTACAATATTTTGTCTTGAACTTGTGTCGGAAAGTAAATGCTTTACAATCACACGCCCATTCAATTCTACTTCTATCAAATCTGATATCGTAGTTTTTACCATTCACCTTATAATGTTCCCAATCATATTCATCAATGAGAACACCATCAAACTTTTCGATTAATAAATCAATTAGTTCCATATATTAAATATTACCTAATACCATGAAAATGTAAAAAACTACAAACATAAATAATGCGGTTAAAAACTCTGCTACTCTATATAATACTA